CTCTCTCCTGTTGTGCCACCCCCGAAACCACCCATATATCTCTGAAGGCTCCACAAAGGTCTGCGCCATCACCGCTTCCTCGCTGTACTCACGGAGGGAGTGAAGACCCATCATATCTGCATACTCACGAATTGCTCGTGTTTTCATTTTTGATGTCATCCGTTTTATTGGTTTTATACTTTTCAGCTTATCCTTCATCTTTTCAATAATCATAACTTGATCATGTAAATCATCACTGAGTTCCTCGTATCTTTCATTTCCTATATGTCTTTTTTCGAACGAATCATGAACAGTTTTGATTGTATTACACATTTCAAGATAATCTCCTTCTGAAATCTTTTCAGAGTTTGCATCTATTAGTTGCATGAGTCGCGTTAAGTTTTCCATCTTTGGACATGATATTCATCATGTGATGTGAATGACTTAGGTTCTTCACATCATATTCAGTCCCATTCACAAAAATATATCTCATGAACGTTTTTGGTTCATATATAACAGATGGTGTTTCGTTCATCAAAACATCTACATCAACCCATGTGACTCGAAGGACAAAACTGAGTTCTTCACAAGACATGTCCGGATACTTACACATGATATAGTTGAATCTGTTCTGAATAACTTCCAAGCATGGAACTAAAACATCCAAGTATTCCTCTTCAAGTTCATCCATTGCCTGTGTCACAAGATCCATGTACACTTGTTCCTGTTTTTCACGGAACCATTTCTTCTTCAGTTTCGTGAAGCCTTTGAAACATAGAGATCCTCTACACATCGGACACGACGCATTACCTTTGTTGTACCAACTTTTCGTACATTCATGACAAAATGAATGACCACATGTGAATGTACAAAGGGATTTACTTTCGTAACACACGGGACACTCCATGTACAGAGCACGATACAGTATTTTTACACTGAACACCCTTTTTCGTGATGAAGGGGCACCGTTTCAGTTTTTCGTTCTCAATGCGAAGGAGTTCGTTTTCCGCGATGAGGGCGAGGTATTCCATATTACTTATAATTAAACATATTTTCGTTTACTTAGGTACGATCCATTTATTAGTTCCCTTCGACCAGTTAACAATCTTCTTAAGAGTCCAGGTCTGATCAATGTCATTGCGTAAACGCATCTTCTTCAATCGATACTTGACCACCCCTTTTGTTGGTGGAACCTGGATAAAACCCTGTCTCATAGAGAGACGTTTACCATCTGAACTCATGGTCTCCAAGATGTATGGGAAGTGTTTCTCGAAATACTTCCAATAAATTGTACCTCGACTAGACTTTGGAACGTACTTATAAATCACACCCCAAATGAACTTCTTGACATACTCGAGACGTTCACGGGGATCTTGAGGACCGGGTTTTACCATCCCAAGATTGACCATCAAGGCGAGGAACGATTCCATATAGCAAAAGTGATGCTGAGAAAGTTCATCATATTGAGAAATCGTGAATGCTTCTTCCATATGCTTCTTGGGAACACCTCCACGACCACCTCCGTAGTTCTTACTCTTAAACTCTTTGAATGATTGAGACACAAATCCACCAGTGGGTTGGGGATTCAGGTCAACATTAGTCGCGTTCCTCAGTCGAGGGTAGCATCCATGAATCGTTCCAACAGATACTTTGTACCCTTTACCCAATAAGGCTTTGAGTGGTTTTTCAAAATCTGAATTTGCATTGGTCATCGAGTCGTAAATTAACGCAGTCTTCTTATTGTGATTCACTCGAGTCATACCGTAATGCCCCGAACCATCGGGGTATGAATGTTCCATGAGGATGTAATCCATACCATCACGACCCTTGATAGCTAGGGGTCGCTTTTCCATCGAAGTCGTCTTTCGAAACAAGAAACGGAACTCTTTTCCGGATTCCTTCATGATATCCTTAGCAATTCTCTCAAATACACCCTTCTTATGGAGGTAATACTTGGCGATTTCAGAAGCATCCTCTATAGCCAAGAGGTTGCTGGCTTTCTTGTTCGTGAGAATTCGGGATTCAATGTAATCATCCCTGTCAATCTCAGATGTTTCACCTTTGATTTTGAGAAGTTTGTCTCGATTGACCCTATTTTTCAGCAATTTGATGGGGGTCAAACTCATCTTACTATATATTTACATAGTTTATGTTTAACTTAGGTTTACTTCAAATCAACTCTGTTATCTATAACACGGATTGGAGATTTGAAAAGGATGACACACATCGTAATGGATGTGAGTATAATATTTAGACAGTTTAGGACCACGAGGTCATGAAGACTATCTTCACAGATCTGTTTTGTGTAGAATAACTCACTCCACATTATGTTCATTACAATATTCAGTTCTCTATACAGTTTCACTCACCATACTATGGAAATGTTCACAAAAGTTTTGAAGTTTGGGTAAAATAGTCTTGTTCCACTTATCATCATCCTTCTCGATGAGGTACCCCCTCTTCTCATCGTTGTATTGTTCAATCAGTCGACAGAATTTGATATCTTTGAGCATTTGAAGGTATGTCTGACACTGAACATCTTCATAGTCCCTCACCCGACCGAACAGTTTATTCGCTCGATTCTTGATCTCAACAAGGGTCCTCGTGCCATTATCGTTAATTTGGATACGATCCACGCGACCAACGATTTTGTATACAGTACCCTCAATCTCACAAATCTTCGTTTCGTAGAAGGTATCGTCCCTGACAAGATTTGCCGAGTCGGTATCAGCCGTCTTGTCTTCATTTCTTGTTCCGTGTTGAGTAAAAAGCGTCTTACGAACATGTTCCTTCGCCAAGACAATATCTTTCGGGGCGAGTCCAGAAAATTCGAGCTGATGATACAAGGCCCGGACCTTCTGGTTCACGTCATTACTCGCGTTTGACTCGAAAGTCTCAGCCTCCTTCAAGATCTTCTTGGTCGATTCCTTAGAATTCAAGATTTCAATCGACTGTTCCTCGATCGTCTGACCCTCAAACGTACGCGGAACGTACTTCTTCCACAACTCCTCCACCAATTCTGGTTGTTTCTTGAACCCCACGCCGATCGCAGAAGACACGGAAGATGCGCCAATTATGATTTGAGGTACACCAATAGGCTTGAGAGACCTCGTGTGCCCGATGAGGTAGGGGTACACACGCCCACATGCGATACAGTCAGCCAAAGAGTTGTGTGCATTCTCAAATTCTTCACCGAAAATCTCCTTGTAGAGAACCCCAAGACGAATGGGTTTGAGAAATCGCTCCTTATAGAGTTTGAGGGTACATTGGACGTTAAGATCCTCGATCAATTCCAGATTAATACCGTATCGAAGCATCTCGGATCTGAGAACACTCGTGTCAAACTGGGCGTTGTGAGCCACGATGGTCTTGGTTCGGGGACCGATAAACTTCATAAAGTCCATGAAGACTTCCGTAAATGGTCGCCCTTCGCGTTTCGCACACTCTTCGGTGATACCATGAACCTCGATAGACTTTTCACTAATCGTGAAACCATCGGGACAGATGATCGAATCGAAAGTGTCGAGGAGACGACCCCGATTGGAAAATCGGGCGGCGGAAAGGGAAACCGCGCGACACGTATCAAAACACTTGAGGGTCTCAGGAGTAACCTCGACGTTTCGACGCCCCTCTGGGAGACCCGATGTCTCAAAGTCGAAAGCGATGTATTGCATACAACTCATAATGTCTTAAACTATACTTAAAACTTTATGTGACTTAGGTAATAAGAATGTGTTTTCCATTTTTTGGAAGAGTCAGGAAGTACAGGAGACTTAATAGAGATATCAATTGTTCATGCGATCTGTGTCACAGGGCATTCAAAAATGTAAAAGATTTGATTGTGCATATGGGGTGTCACGACACAGATAATCTTAACGAGCGACTACTGAGGGGTCGAGGAACCGTGCGCTGTAACGAGTGCTGGGAAACATTCACGAGTGCTTCGGTGCTATATGATCACTCTTGTGTGATTCAGGGTCTTTCACCTTTGCACAGTCGGTCGAACAGTCTCGAGACGGTGATAATTCACGACTAAATTTACATTCAGTCATGCATTTACATGATCCCAACTGGGAGTAAAATTGACTCTTAGACGCAAAACAGAAAATGGGTAAATAGATATCTTTGTACATCAAACGAATCATTCGATGTCTGTAAATGCTCATACTCTTATATAACATGATATTTAAGGCCATGTAGGTGGCTCATCACTCTTCTCTTTCACAGACCACCTGCCATTAAGTAAAGCACTGCGACGTTCCCAGTCTGTAATCTTCATAGTTTCTGTAGGGGGTGTCACGAGAGTACCTTCGTTCACGACACGGCATTTACAACCTGTTACGTTACACGCGTGCTCGAGTTCAAAACGAGACGCGAATTGAACATACGGTGAAAGGTGCATCTCGGCATCGAGAAGGGTTTTGAATCGGAACGCATCTTCGAAAGTTGTGAATGCAAGGATCCAATCTACGGGTACACCTTCATTATTTAACTTACGAACAGAGTAAATACCTTCTTCGGCATCAGCTTTATGAAACGTTAACACGTGCAATAGTCCACTCGTCTGAGCCTTATCAAGTGGTTTACTATTATGTTCATCGATGGTATAATAGCTCTTACATACACGAGAAATCTTACACTTCTTGTATGTAAAAGGTACGCGGGGAATGGGGAGGGGAGCTCGGAGGGCAAACATTTTTATTTTATTAAAACGCGAACATCTACTTAGGTGTGCTTCTCGACAATCATATACTCTGGATACATCTCACGCATCATCTTCTTTTGTGGAAGATAGACGAGTCTCTTCTCTTCTGAACACATAGCCTCTGTGACAAAATCAATAATCTTTTCATCGTGGCGAACATCCATTCGGATGGTATAACCGGAAATCATGGTGGGGTGAACATCTACACACGCCTTCACGACGGGAAAAATGGGCATGGTTTGAATGTGACGTCCAAGCATAGCCATACGAGTTCTAGCGACGAACATAGTCTTGTACTTTTCCGACACTCCAAACGAGACTCAAGATTGCACAGGTGTGCTTGAAAGCCTCCTTAGGAGAGTTCATTTGTTTTGATTTTTACAGGGATTGGAATTTACTTAGGTTTATCTGCGACACGAAGTTAATTTTTGAATGATTTCATTTTTATATTGTTTTCCTGTCATATCTTTGAAGAAGTAATTAATGTGTAAATAATCGAGAGTTTTCGAATCCAACTGAATAATGTAATTCATACCCATCTTACCTCTTGGACGTATATAACTTCCCAAGTTTTTCACAACTCCATTGTCACGATCATATATGAAATTAATGAAATCAAAAAATGTATATGCTTTACCCCTTTCATCTAGGTGAAGTCCAAACGTTGTCCATAAGACGTGAGGATTTTCAGTATCATCAAACTTAACCAATTTAGTACCATCAAATTTCACTGCAACTCTATTACCCTTTTGTAGAGTGAGCAACTTGTTTGTTGGTGATGTGAAGAGGGGTAAGTTACGCACATTTTTGTTTTTCATAGTATTCATATACCTTTTTAGGGTACCAAAGTTTGTAAAGTTCTTCTTTGGTTCACCGACACGATTAAAACGATTGCCGTTTGGGGAGAACGTCTTGAGTCTATGCATGCGACCGTGATTGATAGCAGAAAGTGCAGTTTGAATAGCCTTTACACCAGAACTAGACGTCGCATATGGCTGACCAAAAACAACACGGCGACGCAATAGACATCCATCAACATCTCCTCTCATTTTACAACCACCCGTTCCACCACTAGGTATGTGTTCGTTCAGATATTTGAGAAATAAAGACCCTTCAGTGAAGTTCTTGATGACGTCTGGATTTCGAAGTATCTTTTTCATCGAAGATACGGAAAGTGTGTTATGGTTTGCGGGTCCATGAGCTACGGCGACTGGAATTGGGTTGTGTTTTTTGTTTCGAACTCTTTTGTTTAGCTTATTGATGAGAGACCTGTACTCATTCGGGACATTTTCTGTCAAGGTCTTTTGTATATTAGGTGAAAGAGACTTGATATACGTGTTTAAATTTTGAGAACTTTGATCTTTTACATATAAACGTAAAGCCACTTCAGCATCAACATCCTTGAGAAGTCGTAAAAATCTGTCATAGATAGCAGTTATTTTAAGCAAAACATCGGTATTCGAACGACCAGTGTTATTTCGCACACTACCCAACAGTTTCTCAAATTCGGATCTCAAACACATCTTCATCAATTCGTTCGTTTTGTTAGCGTTGGGTTGATTGAGAATAGGGTAAGTTGTATAGTTTCCTCCTTCATCCGAACATAAAGAACGAACATTATCAACTACATCACGAATTAACTTATTATCACCCATGTAAGGATATCTTGTTAATCCACACATCCGTGTTTTGTACTCATACATCACCGCCAAAATTGGCATAGGTGATGCGTTCCGTTTGGTAACCTTACCACGCTTTTCCTGATATTCCTTCATAAGCTGAAAAAATTCGTATAATTCGCCATACCCCATGACCGTCTTTTCACTGAAACCAGCGCCTTCACGTGGCTGTCTTTGCATCGGTGGAGGAATTTCTCGTTTCTGAGCTAATGTAGAATTTTTACTGATTTTACGTACAGCTTGTACACGGTTTCTGATAGTAGTTGAAGGTTTCGTAGATTTTATAGGTCTTCGACTCCGTGTTCTCGTGGCGATAGGTTTGTTCGTAGTGCGGGCAGCTCTCTCTTGTAACATCTGCTCCCTATTCTTGAGAACCTGATTCAGAATACCTGGATTATTTGGGTTGTAATCTTTTATAAATTGTGCACGAAGTATATTTTTATTACGACTTCTCGAAGTAACCCCAAGAATACGCTGAAGCATATTTGAACTCATACCTTTCCGAGAAACCATGTTTCTTAAATTAGGATTTTCGCGATACAAACGTTCAAGTTCCATATCTACCATGAACTGAGAATTTAATCAAAGCTGACCGAACAGTCGAACGAGTTGCATCGGTCTTTACCGAGCATATCATACACGACTTTTCCATCGACGATCTCCTCCTCGATGAGTAGATCCTTGAGTTCCTCCAACTTACCCCTGTTATCCTTCAGCATCTTGAGTGCATACTTGTAACACTGGGTCACAATATTTTCAATCTCGTTATCTACTTTAATAGCGGCCGCTGGTGAAAGGTTACGGTAATCATAATTGTTCTTACCGAAGTTATAGGTTGTCACCATTTCACGCGCAATCTGGTAGACCCTAGCATAGTCAGAACTCGCACCAGTCGTGACGCGGTTGGCACCATAGATAATCTCTTCGGCGGCGCGACCACCTAGTGCAACGAGGATTTGAGCGAGTAAATATTCTTTCGTGTAGAATGGGCTGTCCGCGTTGTCCTCTGAAGGTTGGAAAAAGGTCACACCACCCGCAGCACCTCGAGGCATGATTGAAACCTTGCGAACCGTATCATAATCCGGTACGAGAACACCTACGATAGCATGACCAGCCTCGTGGTACGCCACGAGCTCCTTCTTACGCATCGAGTATTTCACGTCACCCTTAGCACCCACAACAATGCGCTGATAGACATTCTCAGTAATCTCATTCGTGATGACACCGTCACTATCCTTCACAGCTCTAATAGCACACTCATTCAATAGATTTGCCAGGTCAGCACCTGAGAAACCAGTCGTCTGCTTAGCGATAGTCTTGAGGCGCACATCGGGTGCAAACTTCTTGCCTCGAGCGTGTACACCGAGAATCTTGAGGCGCCCCTTAACACTTGGAAGGGATACTTGAATCTTACGGTCGAAACGACCGGGACGGAGCAGTGCATCATCTAGGATATCGATGCGGTTCGTGGCGGCGATGACCACGATACCAGTTTCGTTATCGAAACCGTCCATCTCCGTGAGAAGCTGATTGATGGTCTGCTCACGCTCATCATTAGATGGCATGTTTCCCCCACCACGCTTCTTACCCACAGCATCAATCTCGTCTATGAAGACGATGCATGGTTGATTAGCGCGCGCCTGTTCGAAAAGCTCACGTACACGCTTGGCGCCGACACCCACGAACATCTCGACAAAGTTCGATGCAGAACACTGAATGAATGGTACGTTGGACTCACCAGCGATGGCACGAGCCAAAAGCGTCTTACCTGTACCGGGCTCACCAGCAAGAAGGGCTCCACGAGGAATCTTAGCACCAGATCCAAAGTATCGCTCGGGAGTTTTGAGAAAGTCTACAATCTCTTCGAGTTCTTCCTTCGCTGTATCAATACCTTCAACATCTTTGAATCGCGTGGAAACTTCCTGGTCCATCGTAAACTCCGTAGACTTGATGAAAGGGTTGGGCATTCCACCGCCTCCACCACGTGATCCAAAGAATGCTCGAAACACAGAGAAGAGATATATACCCATGAAGATCATGATACCCGTTTCGGCGAGGGACATAGGAGGACCAGAGGGATCAACGAGAACTTCGGCGTCACTTTCCATCAGGGTTTGCCACAGTTGTTCCGATTGGACAATACGAACATCACCATAGTCCCCGTTATCCTCTTGAAACTGTGCAATATTCTTAGTTGGGTTCACAATTACGGCTGGAAGCTCTTTGTTTCGGAGTCCCTTTATAAATTGACTATACGTTCTGGGATGATATTCGACTTTCTTCTCTTTCGCATCGATCGTAACATTGGGAGCGGTAAAACTTTTCCCGATGCTAAACATCGTTTTATTACAATGACGTCACCTTTTTAAGTTCTATATCGAGCAAACTGCATTTTCTCCATCATATAATACATCTTATACGCATCCACTACACTAGAACACCGGTACTGTTCAGGCATACATTCGGGGATTCCTTCTTGTGAATAATATGCTGTATCACTTTTCCGCTCTTCAAAGTGTGATGGGCGGTTATGATACAACCACTCCAAATGTGTCGCACACGTATGCACTTTTCCATATCTACGCGTGTATTCGAGGGTCAGAGCGATCCCAATCTTACACGCGTACATATAGTTTTTGATACTCGACCCGACCCACATGGTCATGGGGTGTTTCTTATGTGCCGGGCGGTACCCGCGTCGCGATCCATCCTTCGTAAATGGTGCAGACGCGTGTACGACATCTTCTTCTTCAGCAAAGTACCACGCGGTATACAACATCTGACATATCTCCAATTGGATCTTAACCACATGTTGATCACATGACATTTCGGCAATCTCAACAGGAATCAATGAAAGAAAGAAAATATTCATTCTTGTAGTCGTCGGTATTATACACTCTCACTTCTACGTCTCCAAAGTAGACGGAGTTGTCAGTAAGCTTCCAGATTTTCTCTTTTGTTTGTTGGTTGGCGTGATACGTCGCTTCCTTCAGGGTATGAAAGAAGCCACGTTCGAGGATTTGATTGGCGAGGACAACGTTGGTCACAAACATTTTAAGATGTTTTATAAAAAAGTACATGGCTACTTAGGCGTTTATTCTCCATCCGATAAAAATTCTTCATCTTCCACAACTTCTTCATCTTCCATATCAGGTTCGACGTCCATACCTCCATCATCTTCATTTTCATCTTCGTTTTCTTCTTCTTCTGGTTCATGTTCATCGATAATATTTTCATCATCCTTCTCCACCTTCTTCTTCACCTTCTTCACTGGCTCCTTTTCGAAAATTTTAGCAAACACCTTTTCAACCCGCTTCGCAATTTGTTTTTGTTTTTCAAAGTTCACCTTTATTTGTTCCATATACTCTTTACTGAAACCATGACCCTTATACGCCTGTATGATCGCCTTCGGTGGCGGCTTTTTAGCATATTTATAATACTTTTCATGCAAGTCCCATATCGTTCCACTGAGCTTCACACGAACGATACCACTTTTGAGTATACGAAGATTCATATATACACGGTCGGGTACGTCGATTACGGGTTCTTGTTTAGAACCAGGTGGTTCAGGGTGTATATATATAGGTAGGTCAGGGTTTACAAAAGTCAAACCCATATCTTTATAATTTTTTTCAATAAGCCTGAGGTAATCATCTTGATTATACACAGGTCTCTTCGGTGGAGGTTTGTACATGACGGTTGTCTTTGTCGTGAGAAGCTTATGTAGGAAGCTACCCTCGCGTGGTTTACCCACGCATTGTGCCGGTGGACATTTAACACGTCTCGGTGGGCGTATGTACAACATCATATTTTTCTGACACGTCGTCTCCTGACTTAGGTCTCATAAAATAATCGAGCTCACAACGAATCACGTGTGCAGCCTGTTCACCCACATGTATGTGGTATGGCCCCCAGATTTCAATCACTTTACGATGTTTGTCGTACCACAGATAATCAAGTTCCAGACGATGGGTTAACCAATAGAACTTTTTACCAGTCTTACCAATGAATGAGAAAAGACGATCTTCGTCATACTCGGATACGTCCATTTGGGAGTAGTGTGCGTTCGGTGGGTTGTACGGAGCCATCGTTTCTCTTAGCCAAAGATTGCTCTTTTTGTTTAAGTAGGTTTCTGACGTGTTTTTGAGAGTAAACTTGTTTCTTATTTTTTTTGTCGTTTTTAGTCACACGTTTCTTAGGTTCCTTAAACTCCATATGTATATACTAAGCGTCTTCTTTTTATTCCTCTTCACTTTCATTGACAAGACTCACGTCACTTTCACTTTGATCACTATCCGTGTCAGATGCAGTGTAATCTTCATCTTCGCTATCATCTATGAGTTCGTACCCATTTAGAACCTTTGCGTACAAGTGCGTTTTTTCAAGATCGTCTGTGTCATAAAATCCAGATACAGACTCTCGATCGATAACTTCTACTGTATCTAAAAAATCATACATATGATACTTGTTCTTCTCTAGGAACTGCACGGAATACGTATCACCCGTGTCATGCACTATCCTAGCAATTTGAGTCGTTCCATCATCACATTGAACATCTATGATCATATCTGGATAAGATGAATTTTAAATCTTTAATAACATTAATGGATACTCTTAAAGAAAGAGGTGTACAGTACATATCTGGGCGTATGATCAGATCTAACGACGCAGTCATGTTTGATATCGACGATACACTCATCTTTACAGATGGCACTCCAATTACTCCCATGATTGAACTTCTTCATATCGCTCGTCATTTGGGATACAAAATCGTGATTATCACAGCGAGACCTGGATTTAAACACATCATAGATTGGACTATAAATCAACTTGGTAAATATAACATTCCTAGCGACTATCTCGGATTTACCAGTGCAAGCACGAAAACCCTAATGAAGAAACAACTTCCATACAAGTTCATCCTATCTGTTGGTGACCTTGAGACGGATCTTACTGATTCCGAACACTGGCTCAACACTTCCAATTTTTCCCACAATTGAGACAACTCACAAAGACCGTCATCGGTTCATCAGCTGATCGAGTCTGCATCTCGTAGTACGACGTTTTCATAGTTTTACATCTTCCACACTTGAAGAGACCATCTTGGTTTTTAGCTTCTTTCAATAGAGCTTGTTTTCTCAGATCAGTATGAATCTTCTTTTCCACCTGCTTTGCGCGGGGTCCATCGAACCATAGTTGTTCGGGTTGCATATCTATGACATCTGTCGTTTTCACTTTCTTTTCCAGGATTCTATTCTTGAGTTCAGGAGACTTTCTAAGATTATACTGAATTTGTAAAAATTTGTGTTTGTAGATGTTCACAAACTTGTGATTTTCCCACGCAGCCTCCTCACAATGACTAATCGAATGATTGAGTATATTCTTCTCCATGTTGATACAGATGACATCATCTTTGGGTATATCCAATAGTTCAGACAGACGTTTGATCACAAACGCACGAGTCGGATTATCCATGTTACAGTTTTAGTGAGAAATCTGAATTTCTCAGTGAAACCGTGTTTACTTAGGGCTTAGGAAGTCCTTTGTATGGATCATTGCGCTTGCAATCTTCCATGTTTTCAGGAGAGCAGTTGTCAAAAAACGCACCCACACGACGAACGGGGTTCGTGTCGACAAAGCTGTACTTATAGTCGGCATTGGGGGGGCGGTACTTTTCACTGAACACGAAG